GAGCGAATGACGACAGGCGTTGTTGGCATTAGTAAGTTCCACCTTGAATTGGATCTAGACCGATTGCAACCTGGGCTGCTGCCTGAGAAGCTGCAGTAAAGATCGCCACTCCAGTTGCCGTGCCGCCTAGATTGATCAAGGCATTACCAGCAGTCGTTGCTCCTGTACCGCCCTCAGAGATCGCGATCGGAACAGACACGCCGCCAGTATCGGCAATCAGGACGTCGTTGCCGTCGCAGTAGCAGATGGTTCTAGCTCCCTGGTTTACAGTCACTCCAGTACCACCAGCTGTACGAATAGTCAAGCTATAAGGACCTGTCGTATTATTTGCCACCCAGTATTGCTGGATTGTTCCAGGAACTACGACGCTGCGGTTACCTGTCAAGACTCCAGTAAAGCTATAGGCAATCCTGTTCAGTTCGCTACCAGAGAGGACGTAGGCGCCGGAGCCTGGGATATTGATTGACGTATAGTCAAATGCAAATACCGGCGCTTGGCCATATCCGATGGTGTAAAAGTTAATTCCGTCCGTCAAGATGATAGCAGAGTCACCCGGTTGGAATACCAGGGTGGATAGTCCGTTAATCGTCTGGGTTCCTGCAGGGTCTACGATCAGGGCTCCTGTGCCCTCGTTGCGTAGCTGGATAAACCAGTTATTGCCAAGAGTTCCTGCAGAAGCTAGGTTAATTGTGCCTGCTCCTCCGTTCCACAAGAATGTCTTGGCACGGTCAGCAACACCAGCCGTATAGGTTGATCCAAAAGCCGTGGCTGGCATAGCCAAGGACAATAGGGTTCCAATAGCCACTAGGCCGGTTCCTGCTAACGATGCAGCATTGGCTGTAGATACTTGGGCGCCATACAAGAAGGCTTCCCATTGGCCACCGTTCGTTGTATTGTCTGTCAGGTAGAGTTGCCATACAGAACCGCCCACAGGAGCAGCTACCTGAACACCGGCATTGTTCCTAATGATAAATGTGTTTGACCCAACGTTATTAAACAGGATTGCTTGGCCTGTTGATGCTTCTAGTGCGCTAGGTAGAGTCAAGACAAAAGGGCCTGCAGAGGCCGTCACGTCCATAATGCCTGCGATTAAATTTGTCGATGGTGCAGTTTCAAGAGCCCAATCAAATGTCGTGTCTGCCGTAAGCGACACAGCAGAGTAGCTGATCTCGGATGGGGAGATATTGCTACCTCCAAAGATATTGGTAAACACAGTCATATTAGGCCTCGTTTCTTACGGCGCCACGGTCCAAGATCTTCTTCAGGTCTTCACCATTCAGAGCTTGAGCAGCCATAGCGTACATGTTTGTCCATACAGGGATGCGCTCGTCATTCTTCAAGAATGGAGTCGCTTCTAAAAGTGTTGCATACAACAACAGGTTTGGTGCGTATTCTGTGAGCCAGTTAGTCTGATTATTATCGTCTAGCAATGCTGGCAGCTCGTAGTACACAATCTCAATAGGATAGTCTTGATCTGGCGTTGGCGCAAAGATCCAGTTTGTGTAGTTGTAGTCTGCATAGAATACAGGCTCAGCAACTTGAGTCTGATCAGGCCAATAGCTTCTGAGATACTCATAGGCTCTTGTGAAGATCTGAACACGGGTATTGTTGCCTGTGCCTGTTCCGATATTCATGCTGATTGTTTCACGCCAGCGGTCTGGCTTAGGAATGACTGCTACGCCAGCTTGCATGTTTGACACGACAACGGCCTGAAAACCTTGAATCTTGAGGTCACGACTAATGCGGCGCTCTGCAAGTGTAATCAGATTTGGAATTTGAGCAAAGACAATAGGGTCTGTAGATGCAGAACCGCCGCGCTCAAGATAGCTCCTGACGTCGTCCTTTAGTGTCGTAAATGTCATTGCTGCTGGCATATTATTTCCTTATGCAACCAGACCAGGTAAGTACACGGTCTTGCCGTTCTGTTTTACTGCTGTCAGTTCCTGCTTCTTTAAATTTGACGGGTTATAAGACACATGCACCCAGCCACTATCAGGAACACCTAATGTGTAAAATTCTAATATCAATTGCGTGTAGGCCAGATTTTCACTGATCCACTTGGCCAGCTCGTGGTTAGGAACCCCAGGAATTTCGATGTCGGCCGCCATACCTAGGCAGTGATCGGAAGTCTTTGATCCTCCAACCTTCGCGTTCACTTCAGGGTGGCGATAGCCAGAGTTGACTTTCACGCCTTTCTGATAGTGATCACGAACAGGCTGCAATACTTTTTCACAGAGTGCAATCATATTGGCGATCTCTGCTTTTCCTGGAGTATTATCAAGGCCATGACGCAAAGCCGTTTCAGACTTTGTCATCTCATGAAGACTAAAGTTCTTACTTAGCTGCATCTTTTCTAGCCTTCATGTCCATGATCTTCTCTAGTGTTCTTCCACCAAAGTAAAAGCTCATGATCAACATGCCCCATTGACCTAGCAGCTCGACGTACTTTTCATTGGCATTGTTGCCAAAGACCGACATCATTGCAAACAAAGTATACGCAAACAAGATAAAGATCAGCGTCATTGGGCGAATATTTTTACTCAGCCAAGAGTCACTGGCCATGTCAGACGCCTGGCGCTTCGTCAATTCCTGTGCTTCAATGTTGTCTGCATTTAACTCAGCCAAACGGCCTTCTTGCTGCATCTTCAATAGTTCAGCTTGAGCCTTGGCTTTTGCCTCAGGATCAGGAATAAACTTGTCTAGGACCTTCATCCCGACATCAAAGAGAGCCGTCAATGGAAACATTATTTGTCTACTTTTAAATCTAATTTATCTAATATGCGCTGCAGTGTTGCTTCTAGCTTGTCAAACTTAGCCTCAAGATCTACTTTACGAACGTAGTTGGTTGGCAAATCAACCTCAATCTTTTGGATGTCATTCTTCAAGTTTTGGACAGCGGCCCAAAGTTCGCGTGCAAACCAGCCGATAGTCGCAACTACCGCTCCACCCGCTACATTGATGATGATCTGCCAATCCATTCTTATTCCTCTGTTTTTGTCTCTAAGGCCGCTTTCAAGCGCTCAATGAACGCCTGCTTACCAACCTGCAACTGATCTAAATTAAAGGCTGCTGAGCTAATCTTACGGTCTAGATCGATGCAGTGATTGAACAGCGTCTGCTGCTCTGCGGTTAGATCTTCAAAGATATACTCAACACCTTCAATGCTAATGGGAGTTGTTTTTTTCTCGCCCATGTCATTCTCCTAAATATGCCAGCAAGGTGGGCTGCTGGCTTGCCCTAAACTTTAAACTACTGGCTCTGGTGGAGTTGGAGCTGGTGCCCAAGGCAGTGGTGGCGTTACGATTGGAGGATTAATTTGATTCTCAATCTGCTTGTCTAGGTTCTCTTGCAGTGCAGTAACCGCATCAACACCCATGCCCTCTTGTACCCAGCCAACTACTTGGTCTTGAGTTAAGTCTGCGAAAGGGGTAAATGTACCACCTTGCTGCAAAGTGAAAGACTGAGTGCCATATACGCCAGCATTATAAGTACCGTCCGTAGCATCCACTCGCCAGTGGGCAGTTACGACTACATCAGTCTTACCATCTTCTTGTGGTTTGCACTCTAATTGAGCGATGTTCCATTCGTATGTATTCATTATTTTCCTTTTATTTAGATTCTAGTGCTGCGATTCGTGCTGCTTGTGTGTCTACTATTGCTTTGAGTTCTTGGATTGCTGCCGTTAGAGTAGCTACTAAACGAGCTGTATCAACTGATTGATAAGTAGGTGTTCCATCTTCCTTTATTCCATCTTTTTTACCACTTACTGCAAGCGGAAAAACTTCTTGCAATTCATGGGCAATAAATCCAATATCAGCAATTTTGTCAGATTTCCATGTAAAAGAAACAGGATTTAACAGTGCTGTTGTTTGCAACGCATTTTGTATTGGTGCAATATTTTCTTTTAAACGATAGTCGGAAGTTGTTGCGTAGTTAGTGCTTGTTTGTGTTGGGTGTGTAATTTTTCCAGCTTCATTATTATTGATATTGAAGTACATAGAGAAGCCAGTTGTGCTTGCTCTAAAAACTGCATAAGAAGCTGAAGCATTGCTACCATTTGTATTGTAAGAATATATTGTGTCGCTAAGACCAGTATTATTAACAACGAGCTTACCAATAGCACTAGTAGTTCCAACAAGCAATTCACCGCCAGCAGTTATTCGCATGCGTTCTGCCACAGTTCCAGCATTAGATGTACTAAACAACAATGCCCCGCTGTTTGCCCCATCTGTGTAACCAGTAAAAGCAGCGCCTATTTCACCAGCAGTCCACCGAGTTGTATTGTTTGATTCGTAAGAGCCAAACTTAACTGTTGCTTGGTAGTTATTTCCTCTTGCTGAATTAAATATTGATAAACCACTCTCTGAATTTGCTGATGTAGAAGTGTTTGAAACTTGTATTGTTTGTTTATTTGTTGAGCTAGTAGTACCAATACCTACATTACCAGAGCTATCAATACGCATTGCTTCTGTCGTACCACTAACACCAAACACATGGTAATTAGCGTAGTAAGTTAATGGAGCCCACGCTGCACCACTTCTGTTGTACGAATAAAAAGCTGGAGCAGAAGTTACACCGCCAGTTGGGACAATTTCTAATCCCATTGCACCTGCATTACTTACAGCGAATTTATTTGCAGGACTACTAGTACCGATACCTACGTTACCTGTGCTGGTGATGCGCATGCTTTCTGAACCACCAGTATAGAGCTCTAATGCCCCGGCACTTCCTGTATTACCTTTGAAACCTATTTGGTCTACAGATGACGAAGTATTTAAGAACAGTGATGGAATAGAACCTGATAGAACTCTAAGCGGACCAGCACCCGCAGATACTGTTACTGCCCCTCCACCTCCAGCAGCAGTGGAACGACAGCCACCACATTGAACACACCGCAGAGCGTCGCTGCATCCTCGACGGGGGTTCTCGCGGTGTCTGATACCCAAAATAGCCGCGTGCTCTTGTGGTATGAAACACCCACGACTGACGGTAGCAGCGCCCATGCCGTCATCGGTCAAACTAACTTCACCTCCAGCACCGCCTCCTCCAATGGAGCCAATGTGATGGACACTCAGGATGGTGTCACATGGAGGG